GTTTTATTCTTAATTCTTGGACTCTCAGTTTTGGTCCAAGGGGCAATGATTGTTTTAGCTGTTGGATTTTTCTTCCTAGTTGTATATGGTATTGTTACAAGGAAGAGTACAAAACCCTAGTGCTATAAAATATGATAGTTCCTTTAATGGTAAAATTTTAGATTAATTTGTGAGTAAGGTAAATACTGTTACTAATGTAAACTATATTTTAGAAAACGGAATAAAAATACTCAAAGGATTACCACTCATTGAAATATCCAGGTTAAAACGCCACCCAAATAATATCAAAAAGCATCCAGAAGAGCAAATAAAAAATTTAATGGAACTAATGAAAATTGTTGGATTCAAAGATCCTATAGTAATTGACAAAAAAGAGGAAGTCAAGGCCGGTCATGGTAGACTAGATGCAGCAGAATTACTTGGAATGACTAGAGTCCCATATGTTCCACTTGAAGGACTCACAAAAAAACAAATGGATTTGTTTATGTATATGGATAATTATGTCAATGAATCGCCTTGGATTGATGATAACGTACAGCTTCTTTTAGATGATATCACATTACCTGATCTAAATACATTTGATGTAAATTGGGATAATATTATTTCACTAGAGCCAAAAGAGGTGACAGAAATACCTGAACTGCCTAAAATACCAAAATCAAAACTTGGTGACATTTACCAATTGGGAAATCATAGAGTTATGTGTGGAGATGCAACAAATAAAGAATCTATTAGTAGCCTACTAGTAGATTGCAAACCTAAATTACTTTACACAGATCCACCTTATGGGCTTGGGGGATATGCTGGCAGGTCTGGTAAATTTAACAAAATGAAAGGTGATGATGATGATCCAAAACAATACTATCTTAGCTTACCAAAAACAATACCTGAAAGATACATTTGGGGAAGTTGGTCCAATCTAAAAGATTTTGATGAATCACCACGAGATGTAATAATATGGAAGAAAAATAATTTTGGCATGGGTAGAGGATATCGTAACCAGTATGAACTTTGTATGTATTTTGGTACATTTGCAGAAAGTGATTCAGATGTATGGGAAGTCAAAAAAGATATTGTTTCAGAGTACAAACATCCAACCCAAAAGCCAATAGAGTTAGCAACAAAGGCAATAATTAATAGCAGCAAACAAGGCGATGCAGTTTTAGATCTTTACATGGGTTCAGGTTCTACACTAATTGCATGTGAGCAAACAAACAGAATATGTTTTGGGATGGAGATAGATCCTGGTTATGTAGATGTAATTATACAACGATGGGAAAATTACACAGGTAAAAAGGCAGAGTTACAATAGATAAACTGTAGTAAGCAAACATTATTTTATTAGATGTGAAAAAATTATCAATACATGAGATGTTTAGGGGGCTGTGGTAGGGTATTTGTAAATGCAAAAGGCATAACCCGAGAGATACAAATCTGTAAAAGATGTAGGAATAAATCACAAAATAATCATTAACGGCAAAACGTCAAAATTATTAAGCTAATAAACATTAGCTTGTTTTTTTTAAACAGATCCATTTAAATAACTAAATATCTTGATTTCATCCATGAGTGGGATATATATGAAATCAATAGCAGTGGTACTTTTTTTTGTGGCAATATCACTTAGTTTACCTAGCGTAAACGCACAATTAAGTATAGAGGATTGTGAAGAACAAACACTATTTGTTACATCTGAAGTAACAGATACAACAATTACATTATTTTGGACAGAAGCAACTCAGTGTAAAGATGGTTTAGAAATAAAGGCATTAGACTACCGTGGTGTTGTTCGACTAGGGGATGACGTTGTTACCAGTTTTGAAACAAATGAATTATCCATACTCCTTGATGGGCTAAACCCAGGAACCGAGTATGAGTTCATGCTAGTTGCAATATTCTTCGATGCACCAGTTCAGATTGTAAACATTACAGTCACTACAAATGAGACTGTAATTGAGGAACCTGAAACCCCAAGATTGGATGATCCTTGTGTAGAACAAGCATCTCCAACAGGATTCCAGCTAAGTGCAACAAGTGATACTATCACTGTTACATGGAACGATGATGCACAATTATGTGTAGAAGGTGTAGCAATACAACCAGACAAATATTCCGTCTTGAATTTACAAACTGGGATAGCAGTACCTGACGCATCTAGTGGTGTTGTTATTACATCACTAGAGATAAACACTGCCTATGACATCAAATTGTTTACAACATACATTGAGCCGGAATTGAGAGCAATATTACAGGCTACAATAACAACTGATGATGGATCAGCAGATGATGGATCAGCAGATGATGGACCAGCAGAATCACTTGAACTAGTTGAAGACAATGGTAGTGGTTGTAGTGGTGATTGTACACCACCAACTATAGGACTAGATGAAATTGGCAAAAGACTAGTCGAAAATGGGTTTTCATACAACAACAACCCAGTAGATGTAATAGCATGGCACACACCATATCCGCTAATCACTGCTATAGTAAACCAAACTAATACTGTAGAGATTATTGCATATGATAATGGTGGCATATTCAACTTGGATATGATACAGTTTGGTCTTGGTATAGAAGAATTTGGCCAACCACTCCATGATATTGAAGTGCTAATTGAGGTACATCTAGAGGCCCAATACAGTGAAAACAAGGTAATAGTTGAGAAAGTCGTCATACGTGACAGTGATAATTTAATTGATACCTTCACTGTCTTTGCAGTAACTGAAACTGTAGAATGTGCGGATGATGGTCTTGATAATGATTGTCTCAAAGTTACTTTACAGTATGCTTATCGTGAGGCAACAATCAACAACATGATGGGAGTAAATGTAGTGGATAGATCACTAAACACACAGAACTTTTACCTCAATCATGGAGTAGAAGTAATTGGTGAATCAATGAATCCTGCCCCCTTTGTCGTACTACCAAACAAACAAACTAGTCAACAAACAGAAAATTTGACAAAAACATTGGTTAGAACAGACAAAGTAAATCATCTTTGGATGGATGAATATGGTGTAGAGTATCTCAAAACAGGTGATAACAAGTTTGACAGAATTACGCCTGCTGAATCATACACTTGTAATGATCCATTACTTAGTGAGATAAATGTCCCAACACGTGCTAACTGTAACTTTAGAGCACTAACTACTATTTGGGACAACTAGTGGAGGTCCACTTTTTTCTTTTTTTTTATTATAATCATGGCTAAAGTAACTCCTAATGATAAAATCATACAGAATGATATTACAAAGCTACACGACTTTATCAAATTAAACAAAGGTGACGCTGATAGTCCTATTGTATGGATTGCAGAAATAGTTGAAAAACTAGCTAGAGCAGATTATTACAAGCGTTATCCTAACAATTAATTATCAAAAATATACAAAGTCCGCAAACAGGGATAAAGTGTAATTAAAAAAATAAAAAAAGGGGCAGTACGAAAGTACTATAGCCATGGGTTGTTTGGTAGTTTTTCGTCAACTACTACTAAATCACCTATACAGATATCTCCGTCTTCGGTTACATTCAAATCAAATGATATTGATTCAACGAGTCCATTTACACGTGGTTCTGTTAGTGCACGTACGGGACCATTACCGGATTTTTCACCTGGTACTCTAATTGGTCCTTCCCCTGAATGCGGTCTATCAGATTCAAGATAGTTTGGATTTCCAACTGTGAATTCCAATTCTCTCTCAGTAAGTCCATCAGTGTATGTTGCTGTTCCATTGGCAATTGTTTTTACCCAGATGTTATTAGAATCGTCTCTAACTAACACATTTGTAGATGGTTCTTCAAAAGATAGAGCAGCTATTGCTACATTCTCACAACTACGACTCTCTGATACTTTTACTAAATGGCTATGCCAAATAGCATTATCTGCATCATCATTTTGTGCTTCGCTATCTAGTACACCAGGATGTGAAGTCACTGCTATGAAATCACCAGTTGTGGGTATTGCGTATCCACCAGGGGTTACTAAACCAAATTCTGGAACTACATCTTGTGTTCTAAATATGATGTTCTTGAAATTTCCATCATCATCGGTTTGAACTCGGACTCCATTCAAGTCTTCTATTGCTTCTGCGAGTATAGGAGTGCCTACTAGTGCAGCTATTGCTACAAAAGTGGCTCCTAGAGTTATTTTATTCATTAAGTTTTAAGACACATTTTGTCATATATAGTTAACCTAATTTGGGTGTGATCGCAATTTCATATATTCATTTAATTACTGTATTAAAAAAAAAGAAGGTTATGCCTCTGGTGTAAAGTGTCGCGTAACAGCATAACCAACTTTGTCTCCTTTATAATCTACGAATTCACAAAAAATTTGAATCATAGAACTATCTTGTGGTGTTAGCGTAAATGACACTAGAGCATTAGTACCAACAATACTTGCTAATACCTCTCTATCATCTAAACTAAAGCCATCATCGTAACGAAAGACTGTCATAAGCATATTTAGGCTAGTGGGGTTACTTGTTGTACAATCTATTGTCACTGATTCACCAATTGTAGGATTTGCAGTATATTGCATGTCAATTTCATAATAATCCTCGTGGTTAGCAAATGCTTGGGGAATTGTAATTGACAGTACAACTAGGGCAAAAAATACAGTTGTTATTGTTTTGAATTTGCTCATGTACAGTAATACTATTATTCACAAGTATACTCTTGTTTGTTTTTTTTAAACAAACACTTTTGGTAGTGATTTTAAAAAATTAAATAATTCCTAATAGTTCCTTATTAAAATAATTCCATAGTACACGCATGAAACTAAACTATATTGAGGAATGTATCCTAGTAGCTGAGAAAGATTACCGTACCACAGAAGATAAGGTAAACTATGTTAATGCTAGACTAAAACGAATTAAAATTAAACGTGGCCAAAATGGTGAAACTATAGTAGAGAGAAATAAAGTAAATCCAGAAAAGCCAATTAGCACCTCATATTATTATAAAAAACTCGGCGAAATGGTTACAAAAACTAGAGATAGAGGGTATCAAATATCAAAAATGTATCTAACTGATCTAATTAATGAACACGACACATTACTCTCTGATAGAAAAGAGATGAGAGAAATTATCCAAAAGGCCCAGGAACTTGAAAAGATGCAAACTGTGGTAATGGCAAAAAGAGAACAAATTGATTTGGGTAGAAGAATAATGTCAGTAAAGGAATTAATTAAAACTCTGATGGAGGAGCCAGATTTAGAAGACGAGGAGCAAGTTGAAAGACAAATACAACTACTCACCACTTCTTAACAAACTTAGAATCTCAAAACTGCGAAAAGAAAAGCAGAGTATTAGACAGAAAGATAGATTTCTAACAAAACAAACATCAGAAGAGCAAAAGATCCAACAACTAATCTTACCAGATGTTCCTAAATCAAGACTAGAGTGGTCACTTAAAGTAAGACCAACAATTGATGGCAGAAGCAATATCGTGCAGTACATGCCAATGTTACAAAGGTTACATGAGGATGATTGGAGTTGGATAATGGTAAAGTTTGCAAGACAAATGACAAAGTCAGCGTACCTTGCAACTGCTATGGGCCATCTAATGACTACCAAATCAAACCAAAAGACAACCTTTTGTACTTTTGAGGATGAGGCACTAACTGCATTCTCAAGAGACAAGTTTAGAACGTTATGGTCTGAGTCAGAATTAGCAAGACTATACGTTGATGGTGCTACACTTGGATCATTATCATCTATTAGAACTAAAAATAATTCATCTGCAAATCTAGTAACAGCAGTGAATAGTTTTCAACATGTAGAGGGAAAATCAGTTAACCTTTTAATTTTTGATGAGGGACAAAATCTAGATCTAGACGAGTGGGTTACAGCTTCTGAATCACAATCATTTACCAATGGTGCTTTTATTATCGCAGGAATTGGTGGATATGTAGACACTGAATATACCAAATGGTGGGAGTCATCAGATCAAAGGCATTGGATTTATTCAAATGAATACTGGCGCAGCAAATTAGACTTTAGAAAATCAGGAACTGACAGATTAATCTGGGATGATTACCTCATTGACGTTCTGGCTGGATATTGGAAGGCAAAAAAACAAGAGAATCAAGGCAGACATGGGTATTTCTCCAACCAGTATCAAGCTCCCTGGATTCCATTAAAAAAAATAGACTGTGAAAAATATGGATTACCAGAAAACAAATCAATCCAATGGAAGGAAGAAAACTATCCACAAAATGATTTTATCAGACACGTTGAGGGAAAAGATGTAGCAGGTGATACTAAACCATTCACATCCCAAATGCTTTACAAATTATATGATAAAAACCGTTCATTACTAAAACCATCAGAAGTTGATTATGAGAAAGGGAATCTATTTTTTGGTGCTGATTGGGGTGGAGGATTTCGTACTATACGATGGATTTACCAGTATGTGCCAGGTGACTTTCCACAATTTGTATTAATTAATGCAGACAGAATAGAGACTGATGATGTTGAGGAACAATACAATCTAGCTTGCGAATGGATAGACGACTACGAGATAAGCCAGTCAGTTGTGGATGCAGGAGGGGGAACATATCAAGTGCAGCAACTAATGAAGAGATATGGAGAGAGTTGTTTGAAATTCCATTATCTAACAAGACCAGACGATCCAGAACCAGATCTAGATGAGGCAAGAAAATACTCACAAGAGAACAGTTGGGCAAGAGATAAAACATTCCTAATGGATACGTACAGGACTAGAATCATAAAGCCATATCTTGATGGGAATAATATAATTAATCAAATTGTATGGCCTGCAAAAGATCCATCAAAACTAGATTGGATAGTTGATCATCACACAAACGAGCTAACAGAACTAATCAAACTATCAAGGACTGGTACATACTATTCAAGATATTACACACCAGATAAGGTAAAGAGACCAGATGATGGATTGCATGGTAGTATAATGTCAATGGAGGCACAGTACGTTTATGGTGATGGACCACAACCAACTACATTTGGCCAGTTTGAACCACCTGATCCATACGATTACTAGAACAAATGATATAACTAACAATTATGTAAAATGGATGTGGATGAGTATGTTACAATAGACTTAGGGAATGGTGCAACAGCAAGAGCCAAAGTAAAGAAAATTTCAAAGACTATAGGTGGGCCAATTATTAATGATAATAAAGAAATTCCAGCAGGTAAATCTTATGTAATGAAAAGACCTAATCCATTTAAAAAACGAAATACTGGTGGATTTGGTACTAGTGACAATCCTAATAATCCTGACTATAACTGATCCATTTTAAATAATAGTTATCTAATTTTTAATTACTAATTATGCATCTGATAATATATGGACCTATTACTGATCAACTTCAAGTTCTGCTTCGAGTTGAGCTTGGTTTCGTATGTTGCGTTGTTAAGTGATAATTCCTTTATCAAAGATTGATGTATGATTAGTACCGTCTCTCATTGGGTGTCAAAACCTGTTTAGCAGAATGAGAGACACACTTTTAATTCTAATAAAAATTATTTTATTGGAGTCATAGTCTAGTCTGGATAGAATACTTGGACTGCTAACTAAGTGACAAGGGTTCGAATCCCTTTGGCTCCATCTAAAATTTTTAATAGAATCAATTACAATATAGTAATATGCCTGAAAAAAAGAAAAAGAAAAACTGTGAATGTAAATTAAAGAAATCAGATATAATGAAACAGTATAACTAATAGAATACACATTTAGAGCATATTTTAGTTAGTTACCGATTAGACTCTAACCAGTATATTCTCTTATTAAGACACAAGATAATTGTTGATATTGTGAACAAAAGAAAGATCTTGTTAATTTTAGGAATTTTGCTTTTGTTATATGGTTTTATCAATGTATGGGGAGCTTATTATCTAAATAATCTCAATGACATTACAAAAGGAAACGTTGATGAGTTATTCATCAGAGGATTGTTGTTTTGTTTTGTTGGAATTATAGTTAGTATTGCTTCAATTTACATAATCCGACGGAATGTTAAAAATGGAAATTAAACTATGCCCTAAATGTAGTGGCACTATGTTTGTTGTAAGGATATTTATGCAAAATCCAGAAAGTCCACGTAGAATAGAAACATCCAGTATGGATCAATTTTTTAGATGTGGCAAATGTAAATTTGAGACTCAAAATCAATGATATTATTTTGTTATAATCCATTCACTCAATATTTCGTAGCTTACCAAATGACTTCTAATTAGTTATTGAACTTTTTGATTGCAGATAGTTATTGTGCTCAACTAATCCTTTTACAAAATAATTCTGATATAATGATTCGCCTCAAATCGACTCATTGGACTCAGAAACCCAAGAAAGAATACTAGAATTACTAGATGATAACAAAACAGCTAATGAAATTGTAAAGATTCTCAAAGATGAGGATAATATCAAAATATCAAAGGCTACTGTAAACAGAACAAGAAGATTAACCAAGGTACTAGGTGATGATAAAAAACTCACAGCAGAAGAACGTGACGTATATCTGTCCTACATGGAAAAGCAAAAGGCAAAGAATGAAAAAAGACCTTGGTATATTAGGTTTAATCCAATAACTAGAACTGCTGCAGATGGACCATACGATGATAATATGCCTGATGTGGCAATGGATGGCCATCAGTCATTTCTAAATAATTACACTCCCCGAAATTTTATGGAGGCAATAGATGTTGATGTTAATGATTCAGGAGAAATATTATCAACTCCTACACCATTTACTGCAAGAACATTAGATTCAAATGAAAACCAACCATTACCTAAATTTTACTGGAATCCATATACGGCCCTTGATCTTATAGTATTCCAAGACGTTTACACTCATACTATCTGTGGAACTGTAATTGATGTTGTAGTTGCTTTTCTAGTTGGAATGGGAATTAAACCAGTTTTAAAACTAGTAAATGAAAATGACTTGGAACTAAAAGAAATTGACGTACCAGACATGGAATTACAGAACATGCAAAAGCAGCAAGAAATGCAACAACAAACAGAAGATCCAGAAGAACAACAACAAACCAAACCAGAATCAAAACCAGAAAAACCACCAACTAAAAAACGACAGGAAACAAAAGAGGAAGCAATTGAAAGAGAAATAGATGATAATGAAAAATTACTAGAGCCACTAATCGCACTAGACAGATGGATAGGTGAAATTCAAGATGATGATGATGAGGAAGATGGAATTAAAGAGGATTGGAATACAAAGGTAGAGGCACTAGTTAGAAACCATTACATCTTTGGACGAGATCTAATGACTAGGGAATTAGATAAGGATAATCCCTTTACATGGAATGATAAGAAATGGCCTGACATTGAAACAATTTACAAAGTACAACACCCAAGGGATATTAATTTTATAGAAATATCACAAAAGACATTTAACATCAAAAGAGTCTCACTAATGTTTTCAACTAGTATGTTGGATAAAGACGACATGATTTATTTAGCACATATGGAGGAATCACCAATTTACAATGGTAAGGGATATGGCTACTCACTACAACAAAGAATGCTTGGACATGGCAGATCTTTAAGAAAATTAATTGATAGGGATTTCCCAAATATCGCATCAATAGGTTATGCACCATTTACTATAGTAGCTACAAAACGAGATGAGAAAGGAACAGGTAATGAGGCATCACAAGGTCAGACATTCATAAACACCATGGTTGCAGGACAGCCAAACCATACAGCACTAAAAGATCCAAAAAATGATTTGGTAGTACACCATATTGATACAAAGCCTGATATTCCTGGAATGATTGACATGGCTAATTTCCATGCAGAGTCTGCAGCCAAAGTTGCACAAGTGCCAACTGCATTAATTGCAAAAGAGAAAGATCCTAATCGTGATACATTACTAGGAATATTGAGAGTATTTGCTGAGACTGAAATTCCAAGAAAACGTATGCCAGTAATTAAGGTATTTACAAATCAGTA